CGGTCTGAACATAAGAAATCTCATATCAGGGTTGAGGCCATTGCGCCCGCCGTCAAACCATTCATCAGCCGTTACAGACTGATGCTGTGCGTAGACCTTGCGTCTGGTCTCGGTCGGCTCAAGCACTCCCATCGAATTCGGCGCGAATTCTTCAGAGATTAGGTAAATCACGCTTGATCTGTCCATGTCGTAAACCCCGATGCCATGCTGAGCTGTGCTTTCTGTTCGTCATATGACTTCTTTAAACGGTCATATTCATCCGGCTCGCCGAAATGCATCTTCACATACGTGGTTACTGCCAGACGGACGATCGGATCAGTCAGCACAGGCTCAACACCTGCGATCCCTAAATCTTGAAGACAGGCAGACATGAGATCAGTGATCTCGCTGTCAAACTCGTCTTCAGTAATTCTCAGAGCGAGCTTCACTCTGTTAAGTGCCATAGCTTTTGCATCACATCCCATGTCTGTGTCTCCTTATTTCTTTTTCTTTGTTTCGACTTTCTCCGCTCTGCCCAGTTTAATGACACGGTCAGCCTGTTTGTCATCGACTTCAACAGTCTGTCCTGCTTTCACTGTCAGCTCGGTGTCTTTGATCAGTTTGATCTTCATGCCGCTTTAACAAGTGCCGCACCGTGCGGACGAACGAGGTGAACATCGCCAAGGATCTTACCTACGATCTTAACGAGATCCTGTTCAGCAAGAGAGGTCTCGTCTGTGATGAACTTGAAGCTCTCGCCCTCAGGGAAGTTAGCAACGACACCATCCAGATCGACTACGATCAGACCTGTGGCTGTTCTGTTGAACAGTACTTCGAGACCTTCAAACGGATCTTCGATCTTTGCCCCGGCTGTTGTTCTTTCGTTCTTAATATTCTTCCAAATCGTCTTGTTAGTGATGATGACCGGGTTAGCTGCTTCATCGGAAACTGCAGCAATACCAGCGATCGTTGCCGTGCTGTCGAGCGGGTTAGTAACCTTAACCGTCAGTGTTGACGCTTCGATTTCTGCAACAACAGCGTCCTCGATAGCCTTTGCCAGCTGGTGCCCGAATTCGTCATACAGGTAGTCAAGGAATGCCTGACCCTTCAGAGCCATGACTCTGTCGGAGACCTTGATCCACTTCTTGAAATACTGTGCGGCAAAGTCAACAGTGCCGAGCACGAGTGTCTCTTCAGCCGGAGCCTCCGCACCTTCAGCGTGCTTAACTGCGCCTGTTGCGGAGGATTCGTATGCAACTTTGTAATCGCCCGGAATGTAAACCTTACGGATTCTGGAGAGGATTGAAGACTTATCCCAGTCTGTCCATACGTACTCTCCTACAATTTCTGAAACGGCAACAGTGCCTTCTGCGTCTGTCGTCAGCAGTGCACGCTGTTCCGGTGTAGCTTTGCCCTTGATCGTTTCAGCAAGAGCGTCATAGATGTTGTTTCTCAGTTCTGCGTTCATGATTTTGGTTTCCCCTTCTTTGATCTCTGCGATCGGTTTGATGTCGCTGTTTGCGACCTTGTCGAGAAGCGCACGCTTCTCTGCTGCGCTCTTCTTGATCGAATCTCTTCTCTCGATCAGAGCGTCCACCTCACTGGTGAGAGCCTCAATGTCAGCATCTTCCGCATCAATCAGACTGCGGATCTCTGCCAGACGAGCCTCGACCTGTTCGGAATTCATTTCTTTAATTTCCATGTTCTTCCTCCAGTTTGAGCCTCAATCTCAGCCGTGCCTTTGCTTTGGCGATCATCTCGGACTTCAGTCTCTCCGCTTCCCTCTGTTCGATCGCTCCGTCAAACAGAGACCGATATGAAATGCCGATGTCAGTTCCTGAGTTTGCAGGAAATGCCACCGCTGAGATGTCGAATATCTTTTCAATAGATTTGATGCGCCGGGTGATCTTCTCCCCGTCATCGATATATTCATCGTCACCAACAATGAATGAAAAAGACATCTGCGTGTAATTCCTCACTGCGATGTCTTCGTACATGTCTCTGGAACGCTCAGTTAATCCCAGATCCGTCTTTGATTTAAGCCCATGGCTGTCAACCGACAGCTCGATGGTGCCGTTCTTCGTCCGTGCCATGACCGCTCCCTCGTGATCTCTGAGGAATATGACATCGGTCATATCTGTGTTGTCGAAAGCACGCTCGTCTATTCTCTCATAGAATTCAATGCCGCCTTCCTTGAACAGCAGATAAGGCTCAAATGTCGAAGCGTAGCCTTCAACGATATAGCCGTTATCTTCTCTCGATTCAAGAACCCCGGTATTGCGGTACTCTCTGTTAGCTTTGATTGCCATCTGTTCCCTCCCGTGTAAACGAGCCATCCTCGTTCATTAAGTAGTATTCGCCACGAATCGTGTAAGCCTGACCCTGTCCGTCCGGTAACGGCGGAAGGTTCCAGATCTCTCTGATCTCGTCTCTGTTTAATATGCCTCTATCAGCCATCTGAGAGCTGACGTTCAGCTTCTCGGTCGTAGTCATGTACTGGAGCCTGTTGGATGTCGCCATCAGCAAACTCCCCTGTGCACGCTCCCGATCGGTAAACATTGCCTGTGTCATCGTCTCGCTGAACTGGATGGCGAACGGTTCGATTACTGATTCATAGAAAGCCGCCCAGCTGTCGCCGTATGCTTTGGACTGGAGCACATCCTCATTCACGCCGAAGTAGTTATAGACCGATGTTCTGATCTCGTTCATCTCTGCCTCAGGAACCGTCACGCCGCCCATGCTGATCTGCTTGATGTCGGTGTACGTGTTGGGAAAGAGCAGGATGCCGCTGTTGTCTTCCTCCGCTTTCAGATTCGCCTCTGTGAAGCGTTTCCTTTCCTTCGCCAGGTCTTCGGTCTTGGTGAAGTTATTTACTCTGGCAATGAATTTATAGCTTGCGCCATTCTTGACAGCTTCCTTAATGGATTCGTTATTCAAGTGGATCATCCGCATGGTCGGGTCTAGAGCGTGATTCGTCTCGCCGAAGAAGTCCGATTTGTATTGGAACTTCGTCAATATTGCGCACTCGCTCAGATAGTCACTTGCCCGCTGCCCGTTGATGAATTCATAGCGAAGGAACGGCACACCATCAACTTGAATAATCGAACACTTCTTCGGCAGTACAGTGTAATATCCGACCGGGTTCATCAGATCGTCATAGACAGGCACGATCACCGCTGTGTTATGCATGTCCAGAATGGTCGATGTCCGGTATAGGAACTGCGACCACGTCTGCCAGTTATTCGGCTTGAGCCTCAGCTTGGTCTGAAGCGTCGGCTTCGCCGCTCCCTGAATCTCTACCTTAAGTTTGCTGATGTGTCTGGCTCTTGCGTCGATCGCCGCCCTGACCAGTTCGCTCTCGTAGATTTCTCCGTTCCATGTTGTAAAGTGTGGCTCGTATGCCGTTAACGTACGGAAGTAGCCATCGTAATGATCAGCCACATCAACATTAGGCTTCTTAAAGAGCCAATCAAATAATCCCATAGTCTACTCCTCATTCTTTAACTGCGCACCGATCTCGCCATACCATTTCTGCCGGACGCACATGGCATCAAGTAAGGCAGCTGTGCCGTCTATGTGAACATTAGCCGAGACTTTGATCAGTCTCTTGCGTGATGTTTCCGAATTCATTTTTGTCGCTGAGTCTAATAAGTGAATCCTTAGAAGATCGTTGTCACCGATCTGAATCCTGCCGTCCTTGATCAGACCTTCCGTCTCATCGATAACAGGACTAAGGTTCTCACCCTGGTATACATCGTCCATATGTATGCCGTAACCCTTCATGTCTTGGGTTAAGTACTGGCTGTTATATCGGTCATATCCGACCTTAAGAGGGTAAATCTCATAATCTTCAATAAGTGATCTGAACCACTCGAAGCAGTCATGATAGTCAACAAAGTTCTCGCCAGACGCTCCCATGATTCCCCTCTGGATATAGGCACGATACGGCAGTCCGTCCTTAGCTGTGGCTTCGTCTATCTTCTCAGATGGCAACCAGAACTTGGCAAACACATAGAGCTTGCCCTCTTTCTCAATCACTACGCACGCAGACGTGAGATCTGTGGTTCGTGACAGGTCGATGCCGCCAACACAGTACGACCCTCTGAAGTCAGTCAGATCCAACTGCTTGCCGACGCACTTGGTTACGTCCTCATCTCTCAGCCAAGCGATGGAACTGTTCTGCTTAATACATCCGTACTTGCAGAGGAACTCCGCACGCTTGGACAGCGACCCCTCTGCAATGGCGATCTCTTCGAGCAGATAGTCGACCTTTACGGACACACCAAGATTCGGGTTTGACTTCCTTAGCTCGTTTATATCGTTCCACTTATTGACGTCGTCGATCATGTAGAGGATCGGCAACAGCCTGGTCTCTTTTGAATCTCCTAATAGGAATCTGGTAGACCGCTTGATCAGTTCGTCATAGATCCCATCGTTTATATATCCGGCAGTGCTGATCGCAAGCATGATTGGCTGTTCTCTTGCGCCCATCGCAGACTTCATGACCTCGTACTGCTTCAGACCTTGGTCGCCAACCCAGCTGCTGAACTCATCACACACGCAGACGCTCGGGTTGAAGCCATCCGACTTCTTGGCGTTGAAAGCGATCTTCTTCAGTGAAGAATTCGATTCCTCGATATAGATGTCAGACTTCCGGTGCTTGCTCATGCTCAAGAGCTCCGGATCTAACGACACCGACTGCCAGAAAGTTCCGTAGATGATATCAGCCTGGTCAAGTTTAGGAGCAACACAGAACCCTCTGGCACCGTACTCGCCATCACCATAAAGCGCATACTCGAGGATTGCCGAAGCGATGGCAGACTTGCCTTGCTTTCTCGCCATGACCACACAGATCTCTCTGAACTGCCTCAGACCGTCCTTATCGACGATCCCGAACACAGCAGAGATCAGAGCCTTCTGCCAGACTTCTAACTTGATGCACTTTGGAGCGAGTGCGCCCTCAACATGGTGGCAATGCTTCTCGATCCACCTGATCGCACGGTCTGCTTTGCGCTGATCGAACTTAAAAGAGCCCTTCTCGAGCCCCAAAACCAGATACGAATAGACCAGATCGACCCATTTTCCGACCACCGCCGAGCCATTTCTGATCTGCTGATAATAAGTCAGGATATAGTTGTCCATCTTGCTGTTACTCCGCCTGGTTATCTGTGTCTCCGTCTAAAAGAGAGGAATTTCATAG